CATTATCAACGTGGGTTTGCCGTGCTTTTTTTGGTACCGGCGCAACTCTAAGCGCATGCGCGGTATAGTCATGTAAGCATCGTCAATTACTGATAGGTGCGTTTCCTTCAGCTGGGCCATTACGTTAGAAACTCGCGACCAGTGTTCATCTGTCATGCCGGCATCTTGATCGCTCGGGCGCTGTATTGAGGAAATAGGAACTTGGCCTAGTGACGCCAAAAGCTTGTAGATAAGTTGCTGACGGGGCATTTCCATACTAAAAACAATTGGTTTACCACCGCTTACTGCTTCACTGGCTACCATGTTCATTGCCAGTGTAGTTTTACCCATCGATGGCCTTGCCGCTAAAACAATCATGTCGGCGGGTTCTAAACCGTTTATCTTTTTGTCTAGGTCTTTAAGGCCTGTAGATATTCCAGCTATTTCACTGCCTGAGTTTATACGAGCCTCTAACTCGTTAATGGCTGAACCGATCGCGGCCTCAATTGAATAATCAGTATCATTGGTACAAAGCTTTTCGGATACATCACCCAAACGCTTTTCTGCATTACCAAGAATCTCAATTACATCAGAACCGTCTGAGTTATAGCACTGCTCTTGAATATCGAGTGTAGCTGCAATTGCCTGGCGCTGTAGTGAACGGTTTCGAACTGTATTGGCGTAAGTCATCAAGTTCGCTGTTGAGGGGACATTACGCACCAGTTCGTAAATGTAGGTATCACCTCCCACATCATCAATCCACTGCTTGTGTAACAAGAAATCTGGCAACGTGATTACATCAACCGCCCTTCCTGATCCAATCATTTCAGTAATGGCGCGATAAATTAAGCCATGCGCGCGGCTGTAGAAATCGCCATCGTTAAGAATTGGCGCTACCGCGTCGAACAACTCGTTGTTTCCAAGGATTGCGCCTAATACCCCTTGTTCTGCCGTAGGGCTATGCGGCGGGATTCGAAGTGTTTCAGAATTACTCACACTTGTTCCCTCCACTGCTTGTTAGAAAGGAATTTAGCAGGCCACATTTTTTCGTGATTGAAATAATCAGATGTTTGGTTAGTGCCTTGCTTGCTGGCAATGTCTTGGTGCGCTTCTAGTGCAAAGGCGCACATCTGGTTCACTTCGGCTTTGAATGCTTCAACGCCTACGCGGTTGATGTAGCTGTCAGTGAAAAGCTTTGCAAAGTTGTTGGTGTAAGTCTTCTCCTTGGGCGCCTTGTTTTTAAGGCCTACAAGGTCTTTGCATTCTGCCCATTTCTTCCAGAAGTAGTTGAATGCGTTTTTACGAAGTTCAGAGTGCACAGGCGGGGTCGCAGACCCTGCATATTCTTTATTATTGTTAAGATCATTATTGTTTTTATGTGTGGTTTGGGGTGTGGTTTGGGGTGTGGTTTTACCACCCCTCAAAACCTTTAAATCCGTACTGTTTGGTGTGGTTTGGGGTGTGGTTTGGGGTGTGGTGCAATTTTGCCACTTTTCCCACCCATTAAAACCTATAACAAAACCAATATGGACAGAACCATTTTTTAGTGGTTTTGTGTAAACCTGAGACAAAGATTTAAACTTTTTGATAATTCGACGGGCATGTTCTTTATCTTTAATACCTTTAAACATTCCTACTATTTGAGGATAATCAATTGCCCACTCACCTGATTCAAGGTGTACTGGCTGACCTTTGTAAACGATATCTCTTGGTTTATGCTGAACAGTTGACAGTAGCTTTATAAAAACACTGTAAGCCAACTCATCAGATGACCATGGTTGATCGTTAATATCCCTCCAAAGATTTACATAACCGTTCTTGCTGGGCATTACTCGCTGCCCCTCATGTAATTGATAGACATTGGCTTGGTTACCCATTAGCTTTCGCCTCCGCTGCCAAGATGTTTATGGTTGCATCCAGCTCAGCTATAAGGCGCTCACAATCAGCAGCTGTAAGGCGCAATACCTTACCCAGTTGATTGGTTCGCAAGAACACTTGGCCACCCTGTGCGGCAATGGTGTAATTGGGGTTGTTAAATTTGGTTAATTCACTCATAATTACCTCGAACTTTATGGTTCAAACCCCGCGTTTTGCTTTCCACGGCATGCGGGGTTTTTTATTAATAGAAATCAGATTGAACCTTGTAGCTCACTTGGATGCATACTAGATTTAATCCACTGATCACCATTCCAGCGAAACACAAGACCATGAACACCTACCTTGTAGAATGAACCATTGTGAAAATGTGTTGCTTTGAGTGGTTTTTTCATTCCTTCCTACCTCCTACTGTTATTCACATTTTGATTTGTGAGTGTTTTGAGTAACCCGTTTGGTCCAAGTGGGTCAGCCTTGGCTGCAAGCTCAGTCTCACGCGTCGCATATAGCCGCCAATAATCGGTGTTAACCTCCGCTTGCCAGTTAACTGCCTTACCGATACCTATTTATTTATTGACCCTAACCACAGTCGGTAAAACTGGCTCTCATTTTTCAGAGACTCGGGAAAGCGCCGACCAGGTAAATGCCCAATCCGCATAACGCTTTTATGAAAGCTTGTTGTTTCCCTGATGCACTCTATGAATGCAAAATAGCGACTACGAAAAATCAACAAGCCTTCTCAAAACGTGCCGGTTACCCTCTTCCGGCGTTGCGTCATGCCAGTACCAACCTGACCTTTTTGCAACGGAGCGCTTGAAATTCGGTCAGCGAACCTAGCTTGTAGGGGCTACCGCTAGTAGTGACAAGCGTAACTAGCGGAATTACAAAGCCCTACTCTTCTCGATGGTATGAGTTACAAACACTTTGATATGTGGCTCTGCACACTTCCCACAAAACCACACTCAAAACGCCCTCGTTCCTTAATCGTGGTGAGGGCAACCACGGTCTTTTCGGTGACAAGGGAGACACACCCCTTGGACGGTGTTTAGCAGTTAAGCTACTGCCGCCAGATAAATGTCATCGTTTGCAGATGTTTTTAAACTTAAACAGCCGCTACTAAACAACGAAACTTCTCACCCAAAAACCCTGCGACTAGGCAGGGTTTTCAGCTTTAATGACTCTAAACATTGTCTGTAGGTTAGAAGCGCCAACCCACTTCATGTGTTAGGCGGTAATCACCTGGCGCCTGTAAATTTTTATAACTCACGTAAGCAAGCTTCGTAGACTCGCTAGTTAATAGCGTCAATTCAACGTGAGAAGCATACATAGAGGGCTGATAACCCACCGCGTAAGCCACGCGCTCAATGTCGGGCGCGTTAATAGGAATGTCAGGCGTCATCACTGATTTAGCCTCAGTAACCACCATTACTTCGTGTTCTGGCATTTCAGCCTGAACAGATGAAGTAATCGCAGTAGCCAAGCCAATGACCGCACCAATAACTAAAATTGTTTTTCGCATTTCAGTTCCCTTTTGTTGTGTTAATGAAAAAGTTCATGCTCTTTCACCGACTTAGCCCCAATGAAGGGGCTTGTCAGCTTGTCTCTCCAAGTGTCACCCTTTTACCGCCACCAGTATCAGGTCACTGGCCCATGTCCGAGGTGCATCATTCCTCATATGGCTTAATACATCGTTTATCTGATTGTCCTTGCCGTGTGAGATATGGGCTCGAACGGTACAATCAGGACGTTTAAAGCGCTGCATCAAACGCTACTACTTTCCAAAAAGGCTAATTTGTTCTATTTTTAAACAGCGCGTTCAGGCGCATTGCAAAACTAACTAAACTATTAAAGGATTAACCATGTACCACTTAGAAATTTATGCTAAAAACGGCTCCACCTTATTGGAAAAAATAACTGTTGAATCAAGTGTCATTCCTCGCATTGGTGAAACAATGTATCTAGGTGAATTGATGTCATACACGCCAGATGATTTATCAATTTTTCTTGTTAGGGACGTTAGCTATTCCATAGGTAAAAACAGTGATCAAAATATTCATGTTGAGTGTGTGGCATCAAGTCGTGCCAACCATCAGCATGCCGATGCACTTACATCCAAACGCAACATTTTACTTACCGAACTCGGATGGCTTAGCGAGCAAGGCCAATCGTGAAGTTTTTTCATGAATTTCCAAAAGCGTCGCTTTAAACTCTTTGAACTCAGATGACGTTTTTCTCCACAACTCCTCAACATCGTTGTTCAATTTTTCGGCGCGGGCGATAGTTCGCGCCAGATGTTGCAAAAATTCAATTTCAACATCCTCGGCGTTGGATGGTGCGGTATCCGATAAGGTTCTAGTTGTTGCATCTTTGGTGTTAGTCATGTGTTGTTCCTGCTTCAATTAAAAAACGGCTACAAACTGCGTAGCCAAAGCCTACGGGTTAAAGAAACTTCTCAATTAAATAGCTGTTGTTAGCCAAGTACGTCATGCCGCCAACCACCAGCGGTAACGCAATAACTGCGATACGAAATTGCCAGTCGGTTTTAAACTCGTGCTTGAAACCGCGAACGGTGCGCTTGCACCACCAATAAAATGACGAGCGCATTATGCTGCCCTCGGCAATGGTTCATTACTGGGCTTAGGTGCAGTTTTGCGGTTTGGGAACGTGATTACTTTGCTCATTTTTTGTACCTGTGCTACGTTGTTAAATTCTAAATCTTCACTTACGAAGGTTCAGGATCTTTGAAGATAATCGTATGGACTCGCCGGGCATTACTCTCGTTAATAACTGAGTCATACCTATCAAACTTCTCCACAGAGGTTTCAACTGATTGAGAAAAGGAATATTCATGATCGAAAATACGGAAATCCCCATCCCCTGCCAGAAATGCGGTGCAAAGACTAAGGAGCGCATCAGTTGGTTGAAGACAAACCCCGATTTCACCGGTGACGGCCGCACGGTGGCTAGAATTTCCACCAGTGGCATTAACCAATAAGTCACCAGTTGCATTAACCAATAAGTCACCAGTTGCAATAAGAAATTGGTAGCGCTGAAAAAACTGTTCGGTAAACGGTGATTTAGCGGCAGCTGCAGAAACCACGGCCAGTAGCTGGCTTACTTTGTCAGCGTTGATGGATAAGTTGAGGCGTGAGTTAGTCATGCTAATTCCTTCTTAAATAGGGATGAGCGAAGTGACTGAAGTTTTTGGATGGCTTCTTCGGTAGCTTTTATAAGTGAGTTGCGCTCATCTTCGTCAATGTGCTGATCTTCATTTGCCTGATCGAATAAAGCAGTAACTTTGCCTGAAGCGCTTGCTGAGTGAAGGACCTGTGAAATGAGCTGCTCTGCAGATGGGCCGTCATTAACTTTGTGGCAGTCGTAGCCAAGCATGCTAAGGGCGGCGTGGAATAACGACATATCACCGGTGTTCGCCGATAAGTTAACCGTCTCTAGCAGACTTAACTTATGAAATTCTTGATCAGGGTTAAGCTTATTCCTAAGAACGTTTGCCGTGGTCCCTATTCTTGGTGCCTCTAAATCTAATCGAGCATTGCGACTGAACTCTCTCATCGCATCATCTAACTTATGTAGATTTTTTAGCTCAATTGAACATTTTTTAGTTTTCATTATCGCTTAACCTTTTAATCGTCGTTCAACGGTTAACTTTTAAAACGGACTTACCATGATTTATGAGAAACCTAGCAAGGAAGTTTTAACCCGCTTTTTTAAGTTCAGGCTCTTCTGCTTTAAGCTGGCCGCCTGTGAGCCTCTCAATCTGGTAAGCGCGAAGCGGGGGTATTATTTCGCCCCATTGGGAAACAGAGCTTTTAGACACTCCAAGAGCCTCAGCTATGGCGCTACAACTGCCGAAATGTGTAATAACTTCTTTCTTAAACATAGTTAACTTAACCTTACAAATTAACCCTGAGTTTAGTTTACCTAACTTGACTAAGTCAAGACTAATTAACAGAAAATTTTATATAGTTAAGTTATGCAAATTTAATAAGGTTTGTGCATGAGTATTGTCAGCATAAGTGACCGAATAGTTAAAAGGGCTAGAGAGCTAGGCCTTAAACAGACAGATATTGCAAAAAAAACGGGAGCAAGTAAGGCTTCCGTCAGCAATTGGTTTAGTGGTAAAGACAGCCCCACTAGATTTGTGATAGAACTTTCCAAAACGTTAAAGTGCGATCCTGAGTGGTTGCTAGGTGGTAAAAATAGCGAATTGTTACCCAATGTAGACTCTGCAAATAAGTACCAAGTAGTAGAAAAAAATGCAGAGTATTACGGCCATATTGACGCGTGGGATAGCGAGACACCGCTTGATGAAGATGAAGTAGAGGTTCCTTTTTTCATGGAAGTAGAATTAGCAGCAGGGATTGGTGGCGAATACAGTTTAGAAATTAAAGGGCCTAAGCTTAGGTTTTCAAAATCTACTTTACGCAGGTGCGGGGTTCAAGCAGAGGCAGCGGCTTGTGTGAAGGTTTCCGGCAATAGCATGGAGCCAAGACTATTTGATGGTGATGTTGTAGGGGTAGATACCTTCGATAGAAAAATTGTCGACGGTAAAGTTTATGCCATCAATCATTCTGGGCTATTGCGAGTAAAGCGCCTTTATCGACTCCCTGGTGGTGGCGTGCGCGTTAACAGCATTAACAGCCACGAGCACCCTGACGAACTGTACCCTCAAGAACAGATGCAAGAACTAATCATAATTGGCCGGGTATTTTGGCACTCTAGTATTTGGAATTAATTTAAGATTAAGGAAGATATATGATTAAAAAAATAGAGTCGGAAAACGATGCTTTTGCGCTTCTTCGAGAAATAGTTAAAGGTGAAAAAATTGATGAAATTCAATCAATAGAATTAGTTAATTGGCCACGATTTGTCATTAGGATTAAAGGGGAACAATTTAATGGAACAATTCCCACGCGCATAATGCCGTCTCTTTTAGAGCTACAAAAAGAGGTAAATAAGGCGTATTGCTTAGCGGTTTACGGTGAAGAAAGTACTAGGAAGCTGACGAAAAAAGATAGAGAAAAACTAGAACTAGTAGTTAAAGTGGATAAAGGTTCATCTTGGTTCGAAACGCTTTTAGGTGATAAGCTACTCAAAATAATTCAGGACGCAACAGGAAAGATGACACCAGAACAGTTGGTATTAATTGCTATTGTATTCGGGGTTCTTGTGGCAAGCACTGTAGGCTGGAAAGCATGGCTTACCAAAAAATCAAAAGATAAAGAACTTGATTCTGACCTTGAAAAAACAATTGAACTATCAAAGCTAGAAAAAGAAAAAATGGAATTGATTGCCAAGGCTGCTGATTACAGCCCCATTCTTTCTCACTTAATTGATAGTGTGCATAGCACGCAAACCAATTTTGCTACAAATCTCAAAGAGAATGACACGCTTGAAGTTGGCGGGAGCAGAGAAGAAAAAGAGTCAAAAAATCAATTGAACTTGACAGGCCATCAAGTATCAACGCTAACTGAAAAGACAAGAGAGAAAGCCGTAGAAAGGGTAATTAGTGGAAAATACTTATTGCTTTATGCTGACTTCACAGACAGCGATGACTTAAAGGTGACTTTGAGAAGCATTGAAGATGGTTATGAATTCAAAGCCAAAATACCTCTAGGTGTTATAGGTGATGAACAGTCTGAAATAATAAAAGAAGACAGCTGGAATAAAAAAGCGATGGAACTCGATATTTTAGTTAAGCAGCTTCACAGCAGATATACATCGGCTAAAGTGATAGCAGTTAAAAGTTAGTATTTAAGCAAAAAAATATTATTAGTAAATAACTTTCACTGACAACAATAGAAAGGTTGAGAATAAATAGCTTTAATTCGGAAGAACACCCGGATGAAAAGTATTATGAGAATGAGATTTTAAAAATAGTGATTGTCGGGCGAATATTCTGGCATAAAAGTATATGGAAATAGTATGAAGCCAAACAAATTATTAATAACCGCAGTAATTTTGTATCTGAATACGGGATGCATGAGCACTTTAGACAAAATGGCTGGGGTGGGACAAATAAACACTGAAATTTCCGAATTTAGTGGAGAGAAGATTGTTGAGTTATCTCAGTCTCACAACTATTCAACTAAAGGTAAGGTGAATACCCAGTTCGGTGCAAGGTGGGTAAGCGACAACCCTGAATCTGTGTCGCTAAAATTAATTTATAATTCTGATAGTAGCACAGGAGACGCGTTCACTTCTTATGAGGGTATTTCTGTCAGTATCTCCGGAGAAACAATAGATTTTGATGCTGGAAGGACTTATCGAAACAGATCCGACTATAACGAGCTAACCAGAGTTATTTATACGACTAGTACGGCATATGTGCCCATTCCGCTTGATTACCTTAAAAGTATGATTGAAGCAGATAAGTGTAAAATACGAATATACAGCAGCGATGGTTATGAGGATATATCATTTGACGTTGAGAAAAATGGCTCAACTGAATACGCAAAGTTAAAGATTAAAAGGTTTATAGAAGAAGTCGAAAGAAATAAATAAACATTAGCTTTGCTTTCCAAACCGCCTATCAAGGCGGTTTTTTTATGCCTACAATAAAAATGTTTAGTTTGCCTTACTTTTTATTTGACACATTAGTTAAGTTAACCTAACCTTACATGCACAGTAATTGAGTTGATAAAAACCATGTCCCACAAGAGTATTGATAAAACAACGTTTAACGACTTGCTGAAGTTCCAAAAACTAGAGGTGATCCACTCGCTTCTAGGCATGGTTATGCTTGGTGAGCGCATTAGCTGGCAGAACGAAAAGCGTTCGAAATGCATCTATCTACGCGATGACAATCAAGTCACCGCAACAATGCCTGGCGAAATAAAGCCAGCCATTATCCAAGCGCTGGAAAGCTTTAATCGTGCACCTAACGGTTTCACATTGCGCCAGCTTATGCCCTCTCTCACCACGGATGAAGCAGCATGATTTATCTCATTATTGCACTTGTAATAACCCTAATGTTCGCCTTCGCATTTATTACCGGCAAGGTAATAGGCTGGGCTACCGGTAAGCGTAAGTCATGATCTGCTTAATTTTAACTGTACTGTTTATCGGTTTTTGTTACGCATGTTGGTGCGTAGTGAAGTCGGTGAATAGGATTAACTGGGGGTAACCCCGTACTAACGGGCTAATTTAACACAGGAAAAGACCATGAAAGATGAAGCTACATTTTCACCAAAACAGGACGCAGAAGCTGTTTCAGTGTCAGATATGTTCAACAATATACTGAATGAAAAAATTAAAAGGGGCGCAGTTGAAAAAGCTATAGAGGTAAAAGTAGATGAGTTTATTAAACGTGTCGCTGATGATGTTTTCAGTAGCTGGGGTGATTTATCAAAGCTAATGAAGGAAAAAATGACTGAGGCAATCATGCCTACCGCTGAGTCCTTGGGAGATATCCCCAAGTACCACGACTTTGTGACTAAGCGTCTTCGATTAGCTGCTCAAAACTTCTACGACAACAAGTTAGTTGAAGTTTTGGATGGTGAATTAAAAGAGATTATGTCGGAAGTTCCCGATGTGGTTAATTTGAGTTGGCTTGTGGAAAAAATAGTTGATGGCGCTAGAGAAGATAAGGCAGAGGGCGAAATAAGCCTTCATATAGATAAGTCCTACAGTAGCTACTGGATTGGAATCGATAAGGAATCTGATAAATCTGAATATGAATGCAATTTCAGAATTGGCCTTACCGAAGATGCAAAAACTGGCAAGTTAAAAATATTCTCATTGAGGGTTGACGGAGAGGATTGCCGCAAGTCAATCGCTCTTGGCCCCTTCTACCAATTTGAAAAAATTCTCTACAACGCTTACGTGACCGAGGCTGAGTTTGCACTAGACAAGGGCGAATACGCAGGCGATTACAATACTGAATGGTACTACGACTAATTAAACCACGCCCCTAACTAAAGGGGCGCAACCCACTGGCTGCAATCGTTTTGGAAGACAGTGCAGCCAACAGCATGAGGATAATAACCCATGATAATCAGAGCATCAACAAAACAACCAGGCATGTTCTACCTGATTTGGAAAGATTCAGGCGTGGAAGGCGGCAAACGTTTCACGAAAATTGAAACTATTGATGGCAAGCCATCACAGGACGCAATTCTAATGAACGGCATGAAGCACGTAGAAACGCTACACATTCAGCGAGGCTATGTTGACTCATTCTTTAACGCTGCAGCTGTGGCTGGCGTTCCTGTTTGCGCTGAGGTTATTGGCCAAAGCAAACAGCTAAAGGAGGCTTGCTAATGTTTAGGGTTTACGGTGTAACAAAAGAAATGGCTAAAGCGGCGGCGGAAAAGAAATTTAAAAACCTGCCTTACAAAAAGCGCATGGAAATGTCACCCGCTGAAGCTGAGCAGTTCATCCAAGAGAAAGCAGCCGAAGCCTTCAAAAAGATGAAGCCAGTTGTGATTGGCAGACCTTTGGATGCACCCGAGTTCGCCCAGCAACTCATTGACCTCACGAAAAAAACGACAGAATGCCGTTCGTTAGAAATACGAATAAATGCGCCTCAGCTAAATAATTCGGGCGGGTTAATCATATCCACCACCACCAAAAAGCCAAAGATGGGATGGGAGAAATACGACCCATCAAAGAATTATGCGGAGATATTCAACCGCATGGATGCAGCGCGTGAAGAAGCAATTAGAGGTGAGGCAGCATGATCGTATTTAAAACATTCGCAATGGCTCAGAAGTGGGCGAACGAATTCAATCAATTTCCATGGTTCAACTTAATGGTGCAAGCAGTACCAGGCGGTTGGGTTATCACTCGCGCGAAGGGCGTGAACAATTCAATCAATCAACAGGCTTCAATGTAATGGCAACAAAAGGCGTAAATAAAGTAATTCTGGTTGGGCACTTGGGGAACGACCCCGAAGTTCGCTACATGCCAAACGGCTATGCGGTGGCGAACCTGTCACTGGCCACCAGCGAAAGCTGGAAAGATCAACAGGGCGAAGTGCAAGAACGTACCGAATGGCACCGGCTAACCATGTACCGACGCCTAGCAGAGATAGCAGGCGAGTACCTAAAGAAAGGCTCGCAAATCTACGTAGAAGGCAAACTGCAAACTCGCAAATGGCAGGACCAACAAGGCCAAGATCGGTACACAACAGAAATCATTGTTGATCAAATGCAAATGCTTGGTGGGCGTCAAGGTGGTACGCAGAACAATGATGGCTTTCAGCGCGGAAACAATCAAGGAGGCAAACAGGCTGGGAATAGACCTAACAGCAATGATGGCCAACACAGAACCGGACAGGCCAACGCTGGCAACAATGGCAATGCCCAACAAACGCCCCCGATGAGCGAACCGGATTTTGACTTTGATGATGATATTCCGTTCGCCCCTATCGGCCTGCAATACCCTGGTATTTTGAACGCTTGTTAAGGATTAATTATGTTATTTAAAAACGCAAAGATTTACACACTAACTCAACCGCTAACTATTACTAGCGAAATTCTTGAACATTTTTTAGGTAAATATGAATTTCGCCATTGCGGTGCACACGACTTGGCAACGGTGGGCTTTGCTCGCTGTATTGGTGGTTTGTTCGCGCATGCTGCACAAGGCATGTTCACTATTCGCATTCAGAAAGAAGAAAAGCTTTTGCCAGGCAGCGTAATCAATCAAGAGCTTGAAGAAGTAGTTGAGCGCATCGAAATGGAAACAGGCGCACCGGTTGGTAAAAAAGCAAAGGCTGATATAAAGCAAGAGATTATCGCCAAGTTGCTGCCACAAGCTTTCACCAACCGCAAAAGCACTTACGGCACAATCATTCCTGAAAGCAATCTGGTTATTGTTCACGCTGGCTCAGACTCACAAGCTGAAGCTTGGCTTGCAATGGTTCGCAAAGCTATTGGTTCACTTCCCGTTGTTCCATTTGCTCGCCGCAGCATACAAGCAGAGTTAACCAGCTGGGTTACCGATACCACGCCTGACACTATCAACCTGTTAGAAGAAGCAGAACTAAAAGCCACTGATGAAACAGGCAGCGTTGTTCGTGTAAAAAGCCAAGACCTAGATAGTGCTGAGGTATCTGCACACTTAGACGCTGGCAAGTTGGTTCAGAAAGTGGCGTTTGAGTATGGCGAGGCTTTCACCGCGGTGCTTTGTGAAGACGGTTCAATTAAGCGCATCAAGTTAACCGATCGTGTTCTTGAAGAAAATGACGATATTCCGAAAGACCAAGTAGAAGCACGCTTTGATGCTGATGTTTATCTGTATGTAAGCACCCTACTCGGCTTTATCAAGTTGATTGATGCTGAATTTCAGTTAACCAGTAGTAGCCAGCCTAACTCTGATGAAGTTGAAGAAGACCAACCAAACCCTTTCGTAAATAGTGAAGGTAAAGACGTTTTCTACGATGAAGCGGTTGAGTTCGTGCGCGAGACAAGACGCGCATCAATTTCAGCAGTTCTACGAAAATTTAGAATCGGGTACAACCGTGCCGCTCGTTTAATTGAGCAGATGGAAGCTGAAGGCATTGTAAGTAAGCCAGGTCATAACGGTGCACGTGAAGTGCTTGTTCCACCCAAGGCCGCTTAATCACTTCAAGAGCCCCTTCGGGGGCTAAGGATAGGAAATGGAAACGCTTAATAGTATGTCGAAATGCTTCTTCTTAGCTATGTGTGTTTGTATCGTCTTTGAATATATTTCCATCTTAGGCGGTGGTGAGAAGAACGACATGGCGTTTTATTTTTTAGCGCTCTGCTTTGTCATCACCAAGACGGGCTGTGAAATTGCCAGAGAATTAAAGTGAGATTAACGCCCCTTCGGGGGCTAAGGATAAAAACCATGAACTTATTCAAGGAATTGATTGTTGATAACTTTGCCGGGGGTGGCGGCGCATCTTCAGGTATTGAAATGGCAACGGGGCGAAGCGTTGATATTGCAATTAATCACGACCCCGATGCTATTGCTATGCATGCTATGAATCACCCTGAGACAAAGCACTATTGCGAGAGCGTGTGGGATGTTAACCCGCGTGAAGCAGTGAATGGGCTACCGGTTGGTTTATGCTGGCTGTCACCAGACTGCAAACATTTCAGTAAGGCTAAAGGCGGTAAGCCGGTTGAAAAGAAAATTCGTGGTTTAGCATGGGTTGCAGTTCGCTGGGCTGCGACTGTTAAGCCTCGAGTGATCATGTTGGAAAATGTAGAAGAGTTCAAAACGTGGGGGCCAATCGTAGACGGTAAGCCTTGCCCTGATCGTAAAGGCAAAACTTTCCAGTCTTTTGTACGAGCGCTTGAACGCCAAGGGTACCAAGTTGAATTTAAGGAGCTCCGGGCTTGTGACTATGGGGCGCCAACTATCCGCAAACGTTTATTCATGGTTGCGCGCCGCGATGGGATGCCGATTGTTTGGCCTAAGCCTACCCACGGCGCACCTGGTACGCCAGAAGTTAAAAGCGGCAAGTTAGCCCCATGGCGTACAGCTGCAGAGTGCATTGATTGGTCTATCCCCTGTCCGTCTATTTTCGAGCGCAAAAAGCCATTAGCTGAAAATACGCTGAAAAGGATTGCTAAAGGTATTCAGAAATTTGTTATCGAAAGTGCAAGCCCGTTTTTAGTTCAGACAGGCTACGGGGAAAGAAAAGGTCAATCGCCCAGAGCTCTCAATATCAACGCGCCTTTAGGGACTGTCGTGGCTGGCGGTGTAAAGCACGCCCTTGTTAGTGCTTTCCTAGCCAAGCATTACACTGGGGTTACCGGTGCCCCGGTTGATACACCAACCCCCACAGTTACTACTGTGGATAACAACGCGCTTGTGACTAGCCACATAATTAAAATGCGCGGCACGAACATTGGGCACCGCGCAGACGAACCTGCCCACACAATAACAGCCGGCGGGTTGCATTTGGGGGAAGTTAGAGCCTTTTTGCTGAAGTATTACGGCACCAATATCGGCCACCCTGCCGATCAGCCGCTTCAAACTATCACAACCAAAGAACGCTTCGGATTAGTAACTATTCACGGTGTCGATTATCAGATTATTGATATCGGAATGCGCATGCTACAGCCGCGAGAACTATTTAAAGCGCAAGGCTTTTCTGATGACTACATCATTGATGTTGATCCAAGTGGAAAGCCTATTTCAAAAACTAAGCAAGTAGCCAGGTGTGGCAATGCAGTACCACCACCTTTTGCTAAAGCATTAGTAGAAGCAAACCTACCAGAACTTTGTGAAATTCCACTACGCAAGGAACAAGCAGCATGAACAACATTATGTTAGACCTAGAAACAATGGGCAAAGGCTCAAACGCCGCTATCGTGTCAATCGGTGCGGTATTCTTCAACCCTCTTACTGGTGAGTTAGGTGATCAGTTCTATAAGCGCATTTGGTTAGAGAGCGCTGCCAAGTATGGCGAACTGGATGCAAGCACCGTTGTATGGTGGCTAGGTCAAAGCGATGAAGCACGCGCTGAGATTAGTCACAATGATAGCGTTGGCTTGAATGAAGCGATTCGCGGGTTTAGCGAATTCATTTTTAATAACACTAAGGGCTCATTCACCGATACTCGCGTATGGGTCAACGGGTGCACATTCGACAACGTAATTATTGCCAACGCATACAAGCAGCTGAAGCTTCAAAAGCCTTGGTCTTACGCTGGCGATATGGATGTACGAACCATTGTTGAGTTAGGCCGCAAGCTTATTAATTTCGACCCTAAGAAAGATATGCCGTTTGAAGGTGAAAAGCATAACGCCCTAGCCGATGCCATTCACCAGGCTAAGTATGTTTCTGCTATTTATCAGAAGTTGGCTGATGTTATTCAGCGTGATGAGATAGAAGCAGCATGAGGCGCCAGATATTCGTTAACGGCAAACCCCACTACGCCAGCGCAATGCTAGTGGGGATCGTACAAAATTTCATTGAGCACAACTATAAAACAGCTGAGATAGCAGCCGAAATAAATAGAAGCACGGCATTCACTCACGCACTGGTTGTGTCAATTAAAAATGAAACTCAGATGGAGAGAGCAGCGTGAGTAATTTAAACGATATTATCAATCAGCAGCGTGAAGAAATCGCACAGCGGCGCGAACAACTAGCAAAGGCTAATGAGCGGGTGAAGGAGTTGGAGCAAGACGTACTTGAAGAAATTGAAAACCGCGACAGCAGAGAGGAGTGGCTGGATAAACTATCAAGCGAAATCTCTCGTTACTTCTGCGTCGATATCGGGGAGCACTCTAGCGCCAACAATCCGTGGTTAGAAGCATTCGAGGCCATACCAGAAGGCACGCTAAAAAAATTCGCCATAGAGAAGAAGATTGAGTTTAAGAACGACTTAATAAAGCATCTTAGAAACAATTACACATGGTCGCATTCGGTGTATGAGTTCATTGATTCTTTTGGTGAACAACTACGCAAGGAGCAAGGATGATGAATGGATTAAAGCGATATTTATGGTGCCATGACGAGCAAAAAATGATTGAAGATTATCTCGGTGCTTACGTTAGGCAAGAGGAAGCTTTAAAAATTAGGAATGAATTAGCAAAAGCTAATGAGCGTGTGAGAGATTTAGAATCCAAGCTAGAGGCTGTTACCCAAGAAGCGAGGATTCAAGCTTGCGAGCTAGACACTCAAAAAGGAATCGTTCAGTCAGTACAAGATAAATTCAACTTGCGAGTTTATGACTTCAATATTTCTAAGGCATTAGATATAGCGCTAAACAAATTCGCAATAGAGAAGAAGGTTGAGGCGCTAGACTGGCTTCGCTCCAATACTTCGACAGATATGCATATGGCAATAGCAATGAATCTGTATGAAGAACAACTACGCAAGGAGTAAGAGCATGGGTAACGGCGTAACAGTAAGCAATACGGCATCAGTGAGCCAGCAACAAATTATCGACTCGCTAACAGCGCAACTAGCAAAGACTAATGAGCGTGTTAAGGAGTTGGAAACTCAACATCAATTACTCACAAAGCAAATTGAGCCGCTTTTGGATATGCAAGAAGACGGCGAGCACTACGCAAGGTGTCATCTGGCAGACGATATTTATGAAGCTTTTATAGAAGGGTCTTCAGTCGATGCTCTGAATAAATTCGCCATAGAGCAGCAAAACAAAGGTGTCGAAGATTACAAAAAATCTGATGAATTTTGCAGGCTCTTAGATAGCCATTTTAATAGCGGCAAGGTTTACGGGCACAATGAGTATTATGAACACCTACGCAAGGAGCAAGAGTGATGTTTAACTTTTACTGTGATTTGTGTGGGGTTTATCAAAAAAATGTTAAGCGAAAATATTCTATTGAAAGCTTTGAATACCTTACGCCGATAGAAGGCAATATAAATTTCGATTTTAAATTTGTCTGTAAGCCTTGTATTGAATCCATAGAGAAAGTCACCAAGCAACTACGCAAGGAGCAGGAGTGATGCAAGCACTAAAGCCCAGCGAGTATGCTGAACAAATTCTTGGGGGCGCGGTTACGGGTAAAACTATTCGTAATTGGGTAAAGGCGGGTAAAAAATTACCGCGCGTGGCACGGGTAGAAATGACACCAACGGGCGGGTATTTGCTATTCATCGAGCAACAGGCTAAATCTAAAGTAATGTCATTGGTTGAGAGCATGAAAGCGAAGGCGGCATAAGTGGCACCAAGGCGCAGGCAAGCAGGTAATGAAGATTTACCAACCGGGCTTACTCGAGTAAAGCACCGGGGCATTATTCGTTTTCGGTACCGGTACCCTTCCGGTAAAGATTTCTGGTTCCCGGTAGGTGCCGCATATCATGATGCAGTTGAAGCGGCTCGCATTTTTAATGCTGAAAATAGAAACCCTACCATTGCCATGCTTGAACGGGCGGATAAGTATAACCGCCCCATTTCGTACTGGCTGCCCAAAGTTATTAAGCGGGTTAAGTCAGACGAGAACCTAAGTACCCAGGTACTGAAAACCTTCCTAAGTAACTGCGATAAGCTTTTAGAGTCGCACGGTTCGTTACACTCGAAAGCCATTTCGTTGCAAACCGTGAATGAGTTTGTCGATATTCATGCTGGTGATAAGAGTATTGAAGTGCAGAATAGAAAAGTGATCTTCCTGAACAAGATATTCGATTACATGGTTGATATGTCGGCCATGGAAAAGAACTTTGCACGTGATAAGAAGCTTAGGCCGGTAGCGCCGAAAAAGCGTAAAAGGTTAACGTTAGAGCATTTTCAGGCTATTCACCAACACGCACCGCTGCACTTAAAAGTAGCCATGGAACTGGCAATACAAACTACACATGCCGTTCTTGAGGTTAGCCGGCTAAAGTACAGCCACTGCACAATGTTCAAAGCGCCTGAAATTATTGATGGCGTTACCGTGTATGGGTATTTGCGCATTCACCGCCAGAAGGTGCAGAAAAAAGAAAGTTCGAGGGTGGAAATACCAATCACCGGAGCGTTGAAAAGCATCATTGAAACTAGCCGGGCTGACAAAGTTTTAAGCCCGTATGTTGTGCACCGAATCAGCGCCAGCCGAATTACACCGAAAGAGTGTACTCACCCCACCCAGTGCACTAGCGAATACATCAGCAAAGCGTTTAGCGCCCTGCGCGACAATTTAGGATTGTTTGATAACCTAGAAAAAGCGCAGCGGCCAACGTTTCACGAAATCCGAGCACTTTCTATTCATATGTACGACCAAGCGGGTTACGACCCACAAGCTAGGGCGGCTCATGCTGATGCTAAATCTACGAAAGTGTATAAAGAAAATCATAAAGAGTGGGTGCGGGTTCCCGCTGGGGAATTGAAGATAGGCAACTCGCTATAAAAAAATAATTCAATTTATTTTATAATTTGTGTTGACAAATAAAGAAGGGAAGCGTATATTTAAACCATACCAAGACGGTATACCGACTCAGCGGAACTGAGATTAAGAGGAAAATTAAAATGAATATTGAATTTATCGAAAAAGACCAAGATTGGCAGAATGAAACTACTCGTTACTGGTTCAGCGTTAATGATGAATCGTATTGTATAGCTGATAGCAATGGAGAAACTTCATTGTTAGATAGTGAAGGCTACCCAATTGAAGAATGTAACGACCATGACGGTATTAAGGCTGCTCTGCTACCGGAATATGAAAAGCGCATTAATGACTAA